TTTTGACAGTAGGATTCCAAGGGCATTAGGCTACCTAGCTCCACCAACGCTCTTTCATCTTTACATGGATAACTTCTGGAGGCTGTTAGGAACAGAGCTAGGTACCCTAGTGTACTGTGAAGACGTTATCCTCGAGCATAACCACTACGTAAATAAGAAAGCTCCAACAGATAATACGTATAAGACAATCAACAGTCAGGAGATGTACTCTCTAGACTCCTCTGCGTTTAACGACTACAAGGATAACCTTCTTACACGAGATCTTGCTCGCCTTCATGCGTCACTGGAAACAGAGTGACACTAGGTTTACTTCCAGCATCTGGAAGTGCATCACGTATGGTGGAATCCCTAAGTTTATTCTTCCTATTGAAGAAGGCTTCTCTCTTTTACAGTGGCACGTTGAGTTAATGAACCAGGCGTGCGACTCCGTGCGTGTTGCAACTCGTGAATGTTGGATGCCTCTTGTGTCACCTCTCAATCTTGGCGCGGATATATTTATGAAGGAACCGTCAACTATGTCCGACGCGGTCCTAGAGATGTCTCGTGACCGTAACGACGCGGTGATCATCGGAATGCCCGATATTTATATTCATAACTCTGAAAACAACTTTTATAAGGACATGCTTGAATCAGACGGCGACATCGTTCTTGCTACGTGGGATTACAAGTATAAGACAATGAAAGGCAAGGTTGGCCAGGTTCTTGTTGATCGTTTCTCTAACGTCCTTGAGGTACTTGATAAGGATCCATCCTGCGAATATGATCAGATGTGGGGAGCTATTCTCTTTCGCAACGGACTAGAAAGAATTGATCCAAACGGTGGAAGTGTTCTTAAGGATCTTAATAAGTGGATTAAGGACGGAGTATCTGTCAAGGCTGTCGCGATGACAGGCGAGTACATTGATTCCGGAACATTTGACGGTTTAACATATCTGTATTCTAAGATCCGGGAGAAAAATGAATCTGCGTGAGTTTGTAGACAAAGACCAGACGACGTACTCGCAGATAAAGCAAGATCTATTTGTTCTTTATTACTACCAAGATACTCCTGGATACTTTGTGGAGTTTGGCGCACTAGACGGAGTAGACACAAGCAACACCTATCTACTTGAGAAAGAGCACGGATGGAAAGGTATCCTAGCCGAACCACTTCCACGCTTTAAGGAAGCTCTTGAAACTAATCGCACCGCGTCTCTTGACTTCCGTTGTGTCAGCTCTGCCTCAAGTGAAACTATTCAATTCGGTGAGGTCGAGGACTTTCCGGCATTATCAACTGCGGTGAAGCTTAAAGACCAGGACAGCGTCTGGAAGCAGCGTCGTCAAAATCCTAAGATTCATGATGTCACAACCGTTACCCTTGACGATTTACTAGACGAGCACAACGCGCCTGAGCAAATTGACTACCTATCAATTGACACGGAGGGCGCGGAGTACGAGATCCTTTCTCACTACTCCTTTAAGCGCAACTTCAACCTTATGACCGTTGAGCACACTAACGCGGTCGAGGAGGAGAAGCTTAAGAAACTCCTGTTCGCGATGAACTACATGATTGTTCACAAGGACGTATCCACGTGGGAAAACTGGTACGCGTATCGTCCTTGGTATGAAGCATTACCTAAAACAAACTCCTCTTATTAACCTTTTCTAAATGCGTTAGAATCATCGCATGAAGAAGCTTCTCCCACTTCTTGCGGTGACAGTTTTAGCCTTAACGCTTACTGGCTGCGGCAAGTACACCTTTGAGGACGTATACCGCTATCCTTGTCAGGATCCTGCTAACTGGGAAAGCCCTGACTGTCAACCACCTAACTGCGAAGCCTACGGCGTTTGCACTAAGGACGTTATGAAGGGAACACCTTTGTATGATGAAGAAGCTGAATATAACGGAGAGGCTATCACCCCAAATGAATAGAAAGCGCTACACTACAGACGAGCTCAACGCGCGCCTACGCTTTTACGTCGGCATCATGCTTGCGCTTACGGTCTTTGGCCCTACGATGGCAATCATTTACGCGGTGACGTTTGTGACCCAGCCTTTAGGCGAGGTGCAGTCAGAAAACGATAAGGCGTTCTTTACTTTGCTATCTACGACCGTATCATTTTTAGTTGGAGTCATCTCCGGCTTTATGCTGAACGGCACATCAGCCGCTGGTAAGACAGAAGAAGAATAAACTAGATTCGACCGAAATCATCTTCGTATCGAATAATGTCATCTTCTCCAAGATACTCACCTGTCTGAATTTCAATAAAGACTAGGTCCATATCGCCTTCAGCTCTTACGCGGTGAACTTCTCCAACTCCGATTGACACGTAGTCTCCTGGGCCAAGATGAAGTATCTGATCAAATAACTCTACCTCTGCGTAACCTTGTGTAATGTACCAATGCTCTGCGCGGTGTTTATGCGACTGCTTGCTAAGACGGCTTCCCGCCTCAACATGTATTCGTTTAACCTGCACCTTTTGCTCTGTGTGAAGGATAACGTAAAAGCCCCAAGGGCGAACAAAGATCTCTGGTGTCATGAATGAACTGTATCATAAAAGTAAAAAAGAATCGAGTCTAGCACTGGCAGCGCTTTGTATACTACCCTAAAGGTAGCCCGCTAATCGACTACCCACTCAATGTCTACCCAGCCAGTGCTAGACACTCAACTCTGAAGTTGGAGTGGATGACAGTTGTACGTCTTGTCCAGGACGATTCACAATGGCGGGCGTGGCTAGACTTCGCTTTCGTCGTGACAAGCTACTAGTAGCGGCACCAGGCCAGAGGTGATAGTTAAATTATAACAGGAAGGCTAGGCGTCTTTTAACGTATCTACCAGCCGATGATGTCCTGGACAGATAGGTCCATAAGGGCGTCTTCCCCTAGAAGCTCCTCCATACGAATCATGATGTCGTTAAGCTCGTCGCGGTCTACACCACAGATCTCTACGATATGGGCTTCCATTAAAAGCATCAGTTCACGCATGAATTCAATAGGAACTAACGCAAGACCCTCCTCTTCAAGGTACTGCATAAGTACGTCGTCATCTTTGTCAAAGTCTGGGTCAGGATAATCCATTGTCTAATAGTATCTCAAATAACCTGCGGTGATAGCTTTTAGGTAGTTGAATCTTAAACTATTTTACTTCTTGTCAGGCCACCAAGAAGTCCTACTAAGAAGTAGCTAGAACGTGATAGATTAAGGCATAACTAGTTTTAAGGTAGGGGTAATATGTCTGCAGGAGTCCACCACATCAAGGTTGAAAAAGGCGCTACCTTTTCCCGTACCTTTACATGGAAGATTGATTCTAACCTTGTCAACCTGACAGGCTACACCGCACGTATGAAGGTCCGCGACGTAAGTCGTCGTGCGCCTGGCAGCAACGAGATAGTTTCCTTAACCTCGGCAGCGGGAGGAGGGATCACCCTAGGAGGGGCAGCTGGTACAGTTGTTATCACGCTATCTGCTACAGCTACAGGAAGAACTGCGGCTGGCAAGTACACCTATGACCTAGAGCTTGAATCAAGCTCAGGCGAAGTAACACGTCTTCTTAAAGGATCATTCACCGTCTATGACGAGGTTACATATTGACAGATCCAAACAGCGTAGTCGAGACTAATACCCCTGTCACAAATGTAACGGTAGGGGCATCTTCTGATGTCACAATTGAGACTACTGAATCACTTACCGAGGTAACGGTTCTTGGTCAGACACAGGTTGTAGTAGAAACATCTACGTCGTCTGTATCTGTTGTAACTGTATCTGAGCCTTTAGTCTCGGTAGAAACAACTACAACAGCTACTGAAGTTGTTATATCAAATGAGCAAGGCCCACAAGGAGTAGCTGGGCCTACCGGCCCGACAGGCGCAACTGGTGCAATAGGAGTGACAGGAGCTAATGGCTCAACAGGAATTACAGGACCAACTGGTCTAACCGGCTCACAAGGCAACGTAGGACAAACAGGAGCTACTGGACAAACAGGCGCAACAGGAAGTATGGGAGCAATAGGTGTTACAGGTCTTACAGGTAACGACGGCTCTACTGGCTCTACTGGGGCAACAGGTTCTGCAGGTTCAAATGGAACGACAGGCGCTGATGGCGTTACTGGCGCAGTTGGTCCAACAGGAGCAACTGGCAACGAAGGAGCAGCAGGGCAAACTGGATCGACTGGTCCAACAGGTGCGACAGGCACGACAGGTTTAGTAGGAGCTACAGGAAGCACGGGCGCAAATGGACAAACTGGATCTACAGGTAATACAGGCAGCACAGGAGCAACGGGAGCAACTGGACAGACTGGATCTCAAGGAAATGTGGGAGCAACTGGACAAACTGGTCCCACAGGACTTACAGGAGTAACTGGTCCTACAGGCGCGCAAGGAATCACTGGTGCAACAGGCGCTGGCTCAACTGGTGCGACAGGTGCGACTGGTACGACAGGTTCAAATGGAACTAACGGCGTAACAGGCAGCACAGGCGCAACAGGTCCGACAGGCACAAGTGGTATATCTGCAACTGACCCTGCAGAGTACGGCTCGTATGAAGTTACGGCTAGAACTACACTAGGCGACTACACCCTAACTAAACTAATTGGAAGTCTTGCAGTTGAAAGTTCTACCTTTGTAACGCTATCTGCAAATAAGACATATGAGCTGCGAGCCTCATTGTCTATTCGCTCCGAATATTCGGTGTTTGCTTGGTTTACTGAAGCTGGCACTAGACTAGGTCTAGAAGGCAACGCATTTTCTGCAAACTCGACTGACCCAGGTGTTGTCGCTCCTGCCTACGCCGTGTACACACCAACTGTAAACACAAGAGTCAAGTTACGGTTAACTGCGTTAGCAGGGTATCTTGCAACAAATACAGGATACGGTGAAGTTAGTGTTAGGCAACTTACCGCCCAAGGTAACCCTGGTGTAACTGGCACAACTGGTCCGACTGGCGCAACTGGTCTAACTGCTGTAGTAAGCGGTGTTGTCAATGCTGGCACGTTCGTGACTATGGATAACTTAAAGTTTACAGTCACGTCAAGTGGAAATCGCGGTCTTAGCGTTGCTACCGTCTCAGGTACGGCTGCACTATATACCTCAGGCTCGTATTCAGGAGCTACCGTAGGGCACAGTGGGTCAGCTACCGCAAACACTTTCACCTACACAACAACACCAAGTTCTTCTTTATTTGCATGGAGCTTCCCAGTAGCGGGTGACTGGTCTCAATATGTCTTTGTCGACCCAGTAAATGTCAAGATGTACCGGGTAAATCTTTTTATTGGGTCAAGCTATAACAACAACTTTATCTCTGTTGAACGTGTAGTTGGCTAACACTCTAAGCCCTGCCAAACCGCTTAAACCCTGTTAAAATCCGTACACCCTTGACCTTAAGGATGTACAATGTCTTTGTATAGTTGTAGGTATTGAAATATTGTACATTAGCGATAGAAGGTACTGTTTTTGACTAAGAATGTACAGCCTGAAAAGCAGGTAGAACACGCCCTTTTGTATGCCCGAGTGAGTACTCAAATGCAGGTTAATGACGGCATGAGTATGGAAGCTCAGGAGAAGACTTTACGCAATGCGGCGGAGTTTGCAGGCTTCTCAAGCGTTGAAGTCCTGCTTGAAGAAGGTCGCAGCGGTAAGTCAATTACAGGCAGACCAGTCCTACGAGACGCGCTAACTAGACTCGATAACGGAACTGCGCAGGCTTTGATTGTTACCCGTATTGACAGACTTGCGAGATCTACCACCGACTTCTTGTCAATCGTAGATCGCGCAGCTAAGAACAACTGGCGCCTAGTCCTTCTTGATCTTAACCTTGACACCTCAACCTACCAAGGTAGATTCGTCACAACCATCATGTCCGCTCTTGCAGAGATGGAACGAGGCATCATCGCAGAGCGTCAAAAAGATGTACATAAACACAGACGAGACAGTGGGCAAGTGTGGGGTGTAGACCTAGGACCCAAGCAGTTGATCTCAGACGAGATTCGCAGTCGTATTGTTGTAGAACGAGAAAAAGGTCTTTCTTTGCGTGTAATAGCGCAGATGCTTGACGTTGAAGGTATTCCTACCGCCTACGGCGGGAAATGGTCTGCTTCTAGTATTAAATATGTATTAGACCAACAATCAGAAGAACCGAAGTAGGATAGAATAGCGTTATGCCAATCCTTGGAGCGCAAAGCGCTGGAACTAAAGGTGCACCAACAGCTCCGACTATCGGTACTGCCACATCGCCTACGTCTACTACTGCTAGTGTAACGTTCACAGCTCCTTCGTTCAGTAAGCTACCAATTACTTCTTACACGGTAACCTCAAGCCCTGGCGGGTTTACTGGGACAGGCGCAAGTTCCCCTGTAACTGTAAGCGGTTTAACTGCAGGCACTGCATACACATTTACAGTCACAGCAACTAGCGCTAACGGTCAATCTGCAGCTTCAAGTTCTTCTAATAGTGTTACACCTGCCTATTCTTATTCAATTTCTAGTTGGACTCTTAACACTGTCTACCCTCAAGCTGTCACAGCCACCAGAGCAACAAGCGTCACATCAAGAGGCGCATTTTTTAGAAATGTTAATGATCAATTCTCATACATATGGAATGGTTCAACTTGGTCAACCGCTTTAGCCACTAGTACAGTTGCTGGTCAAGGCGTAAAAATTACAAGAACAAGCGCGACAGAGGCACAGACTGGCGGCGGTAGAGACACTGGAAACGTTGTTAGATACTACAATGGTAGCTCCTGGCAGTCAACAACTAATATGACTGGTAGTTACTCTGAAAATATGGGTATGGCAAGTCTAGGTTCAAACAGTGTAAGAACTGGCGGAGGATGGCTAAACTTTAACGCAAGTAATACTAATGCTTCTTACTATAGAACTGGAACTGGGTCATGGACTCAGGGAACAAACATGCCGCTTTCTAGAGAATATACCGCTAGCGACACAGGCACTTTTTCTAAAATGGTTTTTACAGCATGGGGCGCAACTGAGGGCGCTTATACAACAACTTCCTTAGATGGTGGTTGGACTACTATAACCGCTTCACCTTACGTGTTTATGTGGTGGTTTACTCTTAATAATACCAATGCTTGTGCTTACTATTTCAACGGTTCAACTTATGTTTACGCTATTTTGAACGACAATAATACTTACACAGTCATTGGAAATGCTGCTTCTGTTGGATCATGGGCTAATTCAGGAACATGGGCAGCAGCAGCTGTTGGAACAACTATTTCTCAAGCAGGAGGAAGTTCATCAGGAGGCTCCGGAACACTGCACTACACTGCAAATACTGTCTAATTAAAGTATTTTTACCAATAATCTATAAGGAGATATAATGTCAAAGTACACAGTAAGAATCACGAACGATGAGCAAGGCATCATTGCTTGGGTCGACCAAGACAATGCAAAATGCATTATGCAACCTCATCTCCCAGGAGAAACTGAGCCTTGGGAGTCTGAAGCAGCAGCGCTTGCTTGGGCCACTGCACACGCTGCTGATATGGAAGCAGGCTACGAAGCAGGAATTGCCGCAGCGGCTCTTAAAGAAGAACGTGAAGCAGCGCAACATGCGGCTAACCTTGCAGTAGTTGCTCTACTCGAGCGCCTTACAAATCCAAGCGCGTAGTACACTTTAGCGTAGTAACTGCACAAAAGATAGAGCCGGACGCGCGATTACTCGCGCTATCCGGCTCTTTACGTTTTAGGCGTTCTCTCCCGGGACACCAAAAACTAGTATTACTATATACCTAAAAGGTCTACTTAACAGGCAATCCTGTAATAGATTTCCAAGTTTTTGCATCAACGATGCCAGTTACAGGTAACTTCTTAGCCTTCTGGTGGGCAATGACAGCCTTCTTTGTGACTGGACCGAATTGACCATCGGCTGGCTTGATCTCAAGCGCCGCTTGGACAGTCTTAACGTGAACGCCAGACTCGCCTGGATCAATTGTCTCGCCAGGATAAACCTTACCTGTTGTATCCTTTTCCTTTACTACCTTAGGAGCAACTGGGCTAGCAGCAGATCCCGCGTAATCAGGACGGCCCCAACCAACAACTCCAACAACAAGTTTCTTCTTGTTGTTCTTTAGGTAGCCGCGCTCCTTCTTGCAAGTTTCCCCGCCGTTGCGCTGGTCACCCTTAGAGTTGCCTGAGGTGTTTCCCTCTAGGCAAATCATTGTGCCGTCCTTGTTATCCTTTACGACAATTCCTACGTGCGAGATGCGGTCTACACCGTCTCCTGGGAAGTCAAAGTAAACTATGTCGCCAGGTTGTGGAGTGTTTACTCCGTCATTATCATACCAACGCTTTTGCTTCTTAAAAGCATCTGCGCCTGCAACTGTTGAAACGGTGTTAGGCACCTTAACTCCAGCTTGGTTTGCACACCACATTACGTATGATCCACACCATGGCAAGAAGTTTGCCTTTGTGAACGCGCCGTACTTTGTTTCGTTGTCCTTAGGACCCTCAACTGTTCCTACCTCAGCAAGCGCAACTTCAATAAGTCGCGCGGCTGTTCCTTGGGCTGCTGCCATTTTTATCTGCCTCCCTTAGGCTTTGACGGCTTTGGCTTTGACTTCTTACATCCGCATGTTGCGCACATAGTTTTTACCTCTCTTTAGTTTCTTACTTAACGATTACTACTGTAATTTTTGCCTTAGGGCATTTTGCGTTTGCGTCCTTAATTGCCTTGAGCTCTCTGTCGTCAACTGTAAGTGACCAACGTAGTTTTACGTGAACCCAATTCTTAATGTACGTGCAAACGTCCTTTGCAGGAAGCCAGTCGGCTGGATCCTGATCTGACTTAGAGCGATTAGTCGCTGCGGTGACAGCAATCAACGCGTTAACGTCTCCCATGTCATTTGCGTATACCTCGCGCTTAGCCTTATCCCACGCCTTAGCGCCTGAGTCCCAAGCCTCGGCTAGAGGAACCATATGGTCAACGTCTAGTCCAGAAAAATTTGTAACTGTTAGTCCGTCATACGCAGAGTACCACTTACCTGTGTCCTTAACAATCTTGCAACCCTTATCAACCTTAGGCTTAACAAGAGCCTCCTGAATAATCACATCGTTGCGTGTGCTGCAACCGTTCTTATCAAGATCTGACCAGTGCTTAAATTGTGAGCGCGCGTATCCTTCACGAACGTCTGGCGCAACCTTTAGCGCTTTAATTCCAGCGTCTACTGTTGCAAACGTTGTAGGCTTATCTGCCGCAAACGCTCCTGTTGATGTTGCTACGATAATAAAAAGTACGATAGGCATTACGCCTTTTGTTGTGTTATGCTTGCGCATATTAGTTCCTAACCGCGAGAGTAGCGTGAAGCAAGACCCCAATCGACCTCGCCAGTTTGTACAGCGCGTGGAACAAGTACACGACCTTGAATCTCAGCTTTTGAACCAAGACCGATAACAGTCATTCCACGATCTGATATTTTACGCTGGAATGCGATCTGTGTCATTGGTCTTTCACCGCGTTCTTCAGACCATGCACGGTAGACAGAGTACAAAGCTTTGACAGGAACAACCGTTCCTTCAGACTCCTTTGTCTCTTCGTTTAAGAAAATACCGATACGGTCTTCGTTCTTTCTGTAGATTTCAGACGCCTCGGTTACAACCTTACATGTACCTAATGCATCACGTGCGGAAGATCCAAGCAGTTTAATCGCGCCCTCAACTGCCCAGGATAGAACCGCTGGAAGGGCTCCTTCAGGATCAAAGATGTAGTGCTTTAGGTCTGGGTCTGGATTTTCAGGAACGTTTGTCAAAGGCACAGGGCGAATACGACGCCACATCGCATCATCGTTAATGATTGGACGGTGATTAGTTGTAACCCAAAGCTTTGCGCGAGAAGAAAATGTAAATGGTTTTTCACCAGGTGAACGTGCGGAGATTTCAGAAGAGCCTGTAAGCTTCTTAACTGAGTTTTCCTTCAAGCGTTCAGACTCTGGCAACTCATCAACCCACACTAATCTGCGTCCACGTAACTCTGCCCAGTGATAAAGATCTGATCCGTTTGCTTGACCGTCTCCTTGAGCAAGAATAGAAGAGTCTAAAGGCCAGGCATATTGCTGCGTGCCCATACACTTTACTAGAGCTTCAACTAGTGTGTTCTTACCTGAACCAGCAGGTCCGTAAATTAAGAACATAACGTCGTATGTTCGTAGACCAGTTAGCGAGTACCCAGCTGCACGTTGTAGCCAGTCCTGTAGCTCTTTATCTCCTGATGTTGCAAAGTCTAAGAATTGTTCCCACTTAACATTTCGCATTCCTGGAGTGTATGCAACAGGTGCGCGGCGAGTAATAAATAAATCTGGGCGACCTTTAAGAAGATCTCCTGTGCGAAGATCGATAACTCCGTTTGCAACACCAAGCAGTGTTTCATCTGAATCCCAGGCGTTAACCTCAACCTGTACGCGAGGATCAGACGTTGCGTTTTCAATACAACCTGCGATACGCGAGTTTGACTTAGCCTGTAGTGCCCACTTCATTAACTCTGCCTGCTTGTCTGCGTCCTCGTAGTTAACTACCTCAGATGCGATAACCGGTGCAAGCTTCTTTGTTAACTCCTGCAGTTCAAGATTCTCAACGTCGGGCTTCCAGTATCCGCCGTCCCAGTGAAACCAACCAAGACCAGGAGTGTAACGAATTGCAGGACCAAATGAATCTACAAGACGACGACCGTTTCCTGTATCTGTAAGCGTGCGCTTACCAGGTTCTCCACCGTCGTTCTCGTTAACCGCGTCAACGTCCTTAGGCACATCCATCTTTAAAAGACTTGATGCCTCAGAAATTGAATCACCGTCTGAGATAGACTGTGTAATCGATCCGCCGATAGTTCCAGGCATGTTGTATGTATCCTGCGGTGAATAATTCTCTGTTGTTCTAATTTCTTGTTGCTTTAGTGGCTTAGAACGTGTTTCATCTTGAGACTTGTTAGCCCACTCTTGTAATCCTGGCCACATGCGGTCTGTTTTTGGATTGTCAATAACAAACTGTATAGCTCTACGTACGTGCATGAGCAATCCGCCTTGGCCCTCAAGCTCAAGCGGCGGACGTACTTTTTCTGCGTTAAAGCGAATCATCATAGTTTCAACTGCAAGCTTACCAGCCTCGGTGTTAACCGGGAACTTATTAGCAAGCGCGCACGTCATCGAGTAGATATCAACAGCGCGCGAGCCTTCTTCGATTCCTTCTTCAAGCAAACGCTCAACGTCGATACGCTCGCCAGCAAAGTCTAGGTCCTCTAAGAAACTCCAGTCGCCTTCACCAAGATTGGTGCCTCCGCGTCGACTATTCTTTTTACGAAGAGACTGCAATAGCTCTTCTGGCGCGGTTGCCATTTCAATTTCCCACGGCGCATGACCTGGTGCCCACTCGTAACAAACTCCAGAGAAGTGTCGTGACGGAGTAATGAGAACATATCCGTTATGCTTAATATCAACGCCCGGTAGGTTTGCCTTCTTAAGATTTCCAACGAGCTGCTCTGACTCTTCACACTTATAAAATAGGTGACGTCCTCGCATAACTTTTCCGCCTGCGATTGTGTACTCACCTGTGATTGCCTCAACTGTTGGAGGCAGGAATCCTTCGACTAAAGCTTCAAACTTTTCAAATGAATCTGGTCCACCTGAGCGCGGATCAATATCAATTACAAAAAATCCACTTGAACGACACATGACACCGATGTTCATGTTTGGGTCTCTGTCCCACCAAGAGTTAACAGTTGCAGCGTCTGTAGTTGCGAACTTGTTCCACTCTGGAAGCGACGGGTGCTTGCCTACATCTTTTGGCTCAACGTGTGCGCCGCCGCAAGTACAGCGGCCTCCGACGATTCCGTAGCAAGGAAGTATTGACCAATTATTAGTGGCGTACCAGCTTGCGGCAGGACCTAAACGTCCCTCTGCTGATTCCCAGTTGCTCATTGGCGGTTACCTTGCTGTGGCATCTTTACGTCGTTAACTCCAATCAAATCCTATAAAAACAATTGTTTTCTAGAGAAGAGCTATCATATCACTTTTCTAGATTCTTTGTTACTTGGCGACTATAAAGGGTACGTACCCATAAGTAAACAACCGTAGTAGATAATAATAATAAACCATATAAGTTATAATTTGTATACCTAATAGTCTTGACCGGAAGGCCACTATCTTGCTTAATAGTTTATCAATGCAGATTGGCGCAGTTGCCGGAGCTATCACAGGCGCCCTATTTTTATTCGGCCTAGTCTACAAGATTTACAAAGTTATCCACCGCGTTGAAACAGCCATAGGGGTAGATGACCAAGGAAGAACAATGTCCGAGCGTATGGACCGCGTTGAATATCAGCTCTGGGAAAATGGCGGAAACTCCATGAAGGACCAGATGAACGCGAGCTCGGAGCTTGCTAAAGAGACAGCGGTAGAGGTTAGATTCATCAAGGACGTATTGCTTCAATTACTTTCTCTTCCTGAAATGCACCAGGGTCCTGCCCCGGTTGAGCCTAAGATGACAAAGACCCGTAAAAAGAAAGCTCCAACCGCTTAAAAGAAGCAGTTTTCTTCACCCTTAGTTTTACCCTCTTCTGTACTGTATTCCTGTGGAAAGTACACTTAAAAGCACAGTTAAGAATACTTTTAATTTAACTTTTTAGTTGTCAAATAAGCAGTACTTTTACTTATTTCTTGTTACAATTTTCCTAACTGTTAGCCCGTGGCTTATGGTTCGCTTAACTGGAGATGCCGTTAAGTAGCGTGTAGACAATAACTGGAGAGCTATATGTCACTTGCAGAACGCTTATCTCAATCATCAGGAATTGGCGCTGGCCTACCGTGCAAGATCGGGAGCCTGCTAACAAGTGAACAACTTTCAAAGGAAGATAAGACAAAGCTTGCCGAGGTACTTGAGGTACCTTACGGAGCTCCAGGTCGTCTTCCCAACACGACTATTGCCGCTGCCCTACGAGACGAAGGCTTAGACGTAGGAGACTCTGCGGTGACAAAACATCGCCGCGGTGCATGTCGGTGCTTTGGCTCTAATCCTAAGATTAGCGCATAATGACGCTATTCGACAAGCTCTCGGTTCCAGGGCGCTCAGGGTCAGACTTCAAGACGAAGAACAGCGCTCCCGATGAGGCATGGCGTCCACGTATGGACGTAGGAGATGACGGCGGTTATGTAGTCTCGATACCGCGTCCCATCTCAGAGATCCCTGACGCAAGAGAACTACTAATAGAATTTGACCTTAACCCAGAGCACTGGGCAATTACCTCGGTAAGAAAATCGCGTTGGCAACGCTACGACGGTGAGCTTTTAGAATCACAAAGAATTAACATAGTACCAATATCATCTCAAACAGAGTTAGACCTAGACATAAAAGATCTAATGAAGAGCATGCAAAACTGGAAGCCTGGCAAGAAGCCTCCCGTGACAACTGGAGACCTTGCCTTTATTTTTGCGCCCAGCGACCAGCAACTAGGTAAAAAAGCTAACGGTGAGGGCACCAAGGAGACTGTAGAGCGTATCCAAATCGCCACCGAAGGTGCGGTTCATCGCCTACATGACCTTAGAAAAGTTGGAAGAAATATAGGCACGGTTGTTATCGCGCTTCTAGGAGATCACGTTGAAGGAAACGTATCTCAAGGCGGGCGTCTACAAAGTCACTCCGCGTCCGATATGGGTCTTACCGAACAAATACGCGTAGGCATAGGTGTGCTTATGGTGCAAATTAAGGCGTTTGCCCCGTTGGTAGACCGCGTAGTAGTTGCGGTAGTAAACGGCAACCACGACGAGGTTAGTCGTCAAGTTGCGCTTGACCCGTCTGAAGGATGGAACACGCACATTGCAAACGTGGCGCAGTCAATTTGTGCGGAGAGTAGCGCGCTATCGCATGTTGAGTTTAGGTTCCCTGCGAGAGATCATCAGACGCTTGCCGTAGAGGTATGCGGAACTATGATTGGACTATTTCACGGGCACCAAAGTGGAAGAGATGTTACTAAGTATCTGTCAGAGCAAGCTGCAGGGCAAACTGCCTTAGGCGGATGTGACGTCTGGTTATCAGGCCACTTCCACAACTTCAGATCTATGGACGTAGGCGGAAGATTTTGGGCGCAATGCCCTACAGTTGACCCTGGGTCTGCGTGGTATAGAGATCGACGCGGCTTAGAGTCTAACCCTGGCATATTGACCATGGTCGTAGGTAAAGATCACGATCCAAGGCTAGATGTTAGTGTAATCCCAGCTAATAAATAATAAAATATCCAAGTAAAGATTCTGTTTGTTTGGTAGTATTAACCTATCGCCTAATAATGTCGTTTTGACGTTACGCGCATAGGTGCGATGGTTTTTTGAGGAACGGAGCTTCTGTGCCAAATTGGTCTGAGGACGTTGTAACACGTACCGTCATAGGCACGTACATTACGTCTCGCGGAATCGCGGGCGTCGGAACTATTTCGTTCACCCCTACCGCTACAGTCTATGACCCAGATGATTCCGTCGTTCTTAGCGGCGCAACAGTTGCAACTCTAGACGGCACTGGCTCGTTTAGCTTAGAGCTTCCAACTACAGACAATCCTCTTGTAACTCCTTCAGGCTGGGCATATGAAGTTGCAGTTCGAATCAACGGAGTTAAATCTGTAAACGTACGAGTATTTTTACCTCTTGGCGATGGATCAGATATTGATCTATTTACACAGATTGCTCGCCTAGTTCCTTCAACAACTGCATCTTATGTTTCGTCTGCCTCTACAACTACTGCTCGCGGACCTATCGGTCCTGCCGGTGCAGCCGGTGCGACAGGCGCAACCGGTGCAACAGGCGTCGGCACCGCTGGCGCAACTGGTGCGACTGGACCTGCTGGCGCTCCTACCGGTGCAACAGGAGCAACGGGCGCAACGGGCTCTGGCTCGACTGGTGTAACTGGAGCTACCGGTGCGACTGGTCCTCAAGGAACTTCAATCAATATTCGTGGCACAGTAGCTGCAGTCATAAATCTCCCAGCTTCAGGTAACGCAGTAAATGATGCTTACATTGTTACTGCAAATGAAGATCTTTATGTTTGGTCAGGCTCTGCTTGGGATAACGTTGGTCAGATTGTCGGTCCTGCGGGCGCAACTGGTGCAACGGGCGCAGGACAAACAGGCGCGACTGGTGTTACTGGAGCAACAGGTGCGCAAGGACCTACAGGCACAAACGGAACTATCGGAGTTGACGGTGCGACTGGCCCAACCGGTGCTACAGGCGCAGGACAAACAGGAGCTACTGGTCCTACAGGTGTAGCTGGAAATACTGGTGCTACTGGTGCTACAGGTGCAGGCACAACTGGTGCAACAGGCGCTGTCGGTGCGACTGGCTCAAATGGAACTAACGGCTCAACCGGAGCAACTGGTGCAACAGGCTCTGGTGAAACTGGAGCGACTGGCCCTACAGGATTAGCTGGACTAACAGGCAGCACAGGAGCAACTGGTGCAACCGGTGCAAGTGTAACTGGTAACACTGGCGCAACAGGCGCTGTAGGAACTACAGGCTCTACTGGATCAACTGGTGCAACAGGTGCAAGTATTACTGGAGCAACAGGTCCGACAGGTGCAGATTCAACTGTAGCTGGTAACACAGGTGCTACTGGATTAACTGGTGTAACTGGCGCAACCGGTGCAAGTGTAACTGGTAACACTGGCGCGATTGGCGCAACTGGAGCAACTGGTGTAACGGGCGCGACTGGTGCAAGTGTAACTGGCGCGACTGGCCCAACAGGAGCTGACTCAACTGTTGCAGGCAATACTGGTGTAACTGGTGCAACCGGCTCGACAGGAGCGACAGGCGCAAGCATTACTGGACCGACAGGCGCAGACTCAACAGTCGCTGGACCAACCGGCCCAACAGGCCCAACTGGTGTAGGCACTACTGGTGCAACAGGTGACGCAGGAGCAACAGGCGCAACTGGCGCTGGACAGACTGGTGCTACTGGTCCAACTGGAGCAGCAGGCGCAGGCTCTTCAATGTACATCGAGCGCTACCAAGTGCAGACAACAAGCGGCGAAGAATTTTATCTACACTCGTATGACGTGAATCAAAAATCAGCTCTTACGTGGAGTCGCTCGACAACTACTCTTACTGTAACGTCCACATCTCACGGTTTAACAACTGGTGACAGAATTATTCTTCGTAACACTAACGTAGCCACCGCGCAGTCGTTAACAGTTACAGTTTCAGACGCAAATACATTTACAGTCACCGTCGCAAATACAGGCACAAGCAGCGGCGCTGAAGGCGTATACTCACGAGGATACAACATGGCCCGTGTATCATCAACGGTAACTTTATACGCTCCTACAGGTGCAGGTGTAACACTACTTGGTGGCATGATGCGTCTGCCTTCAAGTGTTACATCGCCTTTGATCTTTAATTACTCGGCGGTAGGATTAAACTCTTCAGCCGCAGACAGATACCCGCCTATGATCTATGGTTGGCGTGAAGATACACTAGCGCAGTCACAGCCAAGCCCTAACTTGGCAACGCTGAGTGGTAACGATCAGCTGTCAATTGTAATGTCTTCAGCCAACCGAATTATTCGATTTAGCTTCGCGTAAAGGGGATAGTAAATGACAATGAAGCCACTATCCGGCCGTTTCGCGGTCACCTCTGTAAATGAAACATCAGCTGGTGTTTATGCGATAACTGGAAACTTTAGCGATGACTCTGGGCTATATGGTGCAGGAGATATTGAAGTTGGTCAACGCATATATCTTTATGATGGAACTGCAGGCGCAGTACGCTACGAGATTACATCTTTAGTTAGCGTATCGTCTAACCCAGTTAGCTTAGTAGTTTCATGGGACTCTGCAGGTGCAGCGATTGAACCAGCGGGCGGCACAGGTGTACTTCTTGCTGTAACTGATAACTTACTTCTCCCAGAGCAACCTTCGTTTACACAGCAAGGAATTGAAGAGCTTCTTGCTGCAGGTATCATTGCTCAAACATACCGCGAGCAGATTGATTCTATTTCTGGCGGCGGTGCAGGTGTAACTGGTCCGACAGGTCCGACTGGCGCAAGTGTAACTGGCCCGACGGGCGCGGTAGGAAATACTGGAGCTACAGGCAACAGCGGCGCCACAGGTCTTACAGGGAGCACAGGCCCAACTGGACCAACAGGTTCAAGCCCAATCATCAGCGTCACTGGCTCACTCAACTACGACACAGGTACTGGTCTTCTTTCTCTTGATGAAGGAACTGCTGGAGGTCTTGCTACTCTCAATGCTTCAGGTGTAGTACCTGATGAGCAGCTTCCTGATGATCTTGTTCGCACAGACGCTCTTACGGGAGCACTTGGCGATTACATTCCTTCTTCGCAAAAGGGCGCTACAGGCGGAGTTGCCGAGCTTGATATTACAGGCAAGGTTCCCGTTGAGCAGTTGCCTGACGGCTTTGGCGCAACAGGCCCAACTGGTGCAGCTGGAAATACAGGCGCTACAGGCGCGCAAGGAACTTCAATCAACGTGCGTGGAAGTGTCGCGGCAGTTGTCAACTTGCCTCCTACTGGCAACGCAGTTAATGACGCTTACATTGTAGACGCAGATGGTGATTTGTATGTTTGGGGCGGAAGCGCATGGAGTAGCGTTGGCCAAATTGTTGGACCTGCGGGTGCTAACGGATCTACTGGTGCGACAGGCGCGCAAGGCAGCACAGGCGCGACTGGTGCAACAGGTGCAACAGGCGCAGTTGGTGAAACTGGTGCAACTGGTGAAACTGGACTAGACGGAGCTACAGGTGCGACGGGCCCAACAGGTGAGCGCGGTGTTAGTGCTCTGTCTTGGACATACAACATTGATCTAGGTGTAACTGGTGATAGAGACCCTGGCAATGACAACATAGGTTTTGTCACTCTGCCAATGACTTCAAGCACTCAAATTTTAGTAGACGATAACCCATCTGGGCTAAACACAACACTACACGATCTATTTTTAAGTATTCAAAGCGGCTATCTGACTCTGACAGATCA